GATCGGCTCCATGCCGTCATCCGATGCGTTCTCCACGTAGTTCTGGAGCTGGCCACAGCCGGAACCGTTTTTGGTCTTGACCAAAATTTTCTTGAACAACGTCACGCTGTTTTGCGTGAGCGCATTTAAAAGCGAAGAGGGCTTGACACTGGTCGGCCTCTGCCCCGGCAGGGCCAGAGAAGTGGAGGTTGGGACCTTGACAAAGTCTTTGTCGATCCCGTTGGCTACCAGCACAGCCTCGATGTCCGCTACGTTGAATCTGTCGCCTTCGGCCATACCGCGCACACGGGTTGCACCGCGCACAACTTTGCCGTTTTTAACCCCGGTGTTGGTCGTGTCGGGTACGCGCAAGACGCGGGAGGCATCGCTGGTGATGGCGTTGTCGATGGCCAGCTTGTGCTTGAAGCACAGCTCTTTGAAGCGCTTGGCAAACGGATACCAGTCCTCTTTGAACATCAGCTCATTGAGCGGCCAGTAAGCGTGGATACCAGCGCCAGAGTGCACCACCCACGGGTCGCCCAGAGCGGACAGCCCTGTGTCATCACAGAACTTTTGTAGCGCCAGCGCCGCAGCCTTGGCGCTCGGATATGCCTTGGTCTTGATGTACGGCTCACCCGTCTCCTCGTCCACAGCGTTGGGCAAGTCCTTGGGGTGGTTGCAGTCGATGTCCACAGCCAGCACCTGACTGGCGTGCATGTTGTCCTTGGTGCGGTCGTTGCCCGTACCGAATGTGCCCAGAGCGAAATATGTATCAAGTCCTTTTGCTGCCCACTTCTCAACGGTGGGCATGATCTCCTCAAGCGTCTCTGCAAAGACGTGTTCTTTTTTATTTGAAAGCTCTACCGCGCAGTAATACCCATTACCCGGCGACGGAAGAACAGCCGCTAACAAATCGAGCGGGGTCATGAAAGTCCTTCGGGGGTGGGTTACAGCGGCAGTTCGAGTTGACGTGAGTCGATCGTCTGTTCAAATATTTGACCGTCCAGCAAATCCGAAAGACGGTCGTGCAGCTCCTGCACGTATTGCACAGGCACGTTGAAGTTCATGGCGTAGACATGGCGCAGCAGCTCTTCTGATGTCAGGGCTTTAAGTTCAGTTCTTTGCATACTTTTCTCCATGCGTCGTCCGCGTTGTTTGATGTTGAAAGAATCTTGAGCAGCCAATCCGCACGGTCTTCGTACGCCGGGAAAATGTCTTTACCCAAGAACCAGTTGTAGACGGTCTGGCGTGTCACGCCGAGCGCCTTGGATATTCGCACGACCGAGAAGTCGTGGTGTATGGCCCACCGCCCAAGCTGGGTGCCCAGAGACTTGGGGGTGGCTGCCACCTTGTTGATGATCTCTTGTGAGTAGGGCATGGTTACGGGTTAGCGGTGTTGACAACGCCTGCTGTGCCTCGTGACCACAAGAAGCGCGGCTGCTTTACTGCGCCTGCTTCCAACAACTGTGCCTCTGTGTAGCGGTTCTGGTTGTGACGTGGGTAGCCGGGGCCGATGAAGACGTTGTTGTTGCGGAAGTGCGGCACAAAAGTTATGCCGTCTTTCCGGTAGGTTGTTTGCTCGTATGTTGAGGCTTTGCTTGTTTCAATCATTTGATTTCTCCTGTGGTTAAAAGGTGGGGCGACTTAAAGGGCACTTAAAGTGAGAACGCGTCCCACAGCGTCTAGCTGCTTCCCAGTGCCGCCCCGATTCAATTACTCGTCGTCCCAGTCGGACACGATGTCAGCCAGCTTGGACTTCTTGGCAGGCACGGCGTTGGTCTTGGCAGACTCCTTGCGCACTTCTGGCTCGTCGTCCACGTCAGCCGCAGGCTTGGTCTTGGGGGCCTTGGCCGCTTTGGTAGTGGCCACGGCAGCGGCTTCTTCCTCGTCCATCAACTCACCCATAGGGCGCGTCTTGGCTACCGCCTTGGGAGCAGCGCCGGGGATGGCCATCGGTGCAGCTTTCACGCCGTCAGCTTGCGCCACGGTCAGTGTCACAGCTTTCTTGGCGTCATCGGACTCGCTCTGCGCAACAACGGCGGGGTACTCGTCGTCAGTCAACCAACGCACAGGTTGGAAGAACAGCTTTGGAGACTCAGCCTTGGTGTCGAACTTCATGCGGGTCACAATCTGTTCGGGGTTCACAGGCGGGTTCTGCGCAGCAATGAAGCGTGCGTAGGCTTGCAGGGGGCGCTTGTCGCCGTCCTCTTTACCGAAGATGCTCGTAGCGGGCAGAGTCAACTGCAACACGTCACCCTCAAGGTTGTCGGCCAGCACAACAGCAAGGCGCTGCTGGAAGCGGCAAGCACGGCTGTTGCCCATGCCTGACCCAGCTTCGTTCTGGGGGCAACCCATACAGGTTTTGTTTTGTGGGGACTCGATGCTGGCGTCAGGTTTCTCACCGTCATTGCTCCAGCAATCAGGGCGCACGATCTTGTCGGCGTCATATGCGCCAGCGTAGAAGATGCGGCTGACCTTGGGGGCAGCGCGGACGATCACCACATCCAGATGGCGGTCTTCAATCGAAGTGATCTCCTTGCCACCAGCTACCAGACGGAACACGCCGCCTTTGATAGAGATGCGCTTGGTCGATACACCAGTGCCGCCACCTGTCAGGGCTTTGGCTGTGTCAGACAGCTCGTTGTTACGGGCAAATGCGGGAACATTGGACGAATTGAAAAGCGTGATATTGCTCATGGTTACGTTACTTTCTTGCTTTGGTTACACGAATGTCGAACCCAGTGACTGAGTTCAGTCCCGGCGGAACAACGCCGGGGTTCTCTTCCAAGAACTGTGCCATGTTGGTCTGGGCAATGCGCTTTTCCAACAGGTCAACGACTTGATGCTCAAGCACGAATGCCTTGAACGAGTCCCAGTCCTGTGTGTTGTAGCGCGTTGTCTTCGTCAACGACACCGTCCCGAAGGAGGTCTTGACCGACTCAAGCCCGAGAGCCTTCATCTGGTCTTTGATTGCGAGGCGCACTTCCGTGCGGGCCTCTTCAAGTTCAGCAAGCTCAGCGTCGAGCTTCTCTTGCCGTGCCTTGATCTTGGCGTGAATGGCGACCAGCTTGTCCAGCGGAATCGCTTCTTCGGCGGGCTCAGTGCCCACATCTTCGATGTCTTCAGTCATTGCTTTCTCCTAATGTTTTTGTCTAGCGTTGGACAGTTTACATGGTTTTTTCAGGTCTGCAAGCCCCTTTCAAGAATTTATTTCGAGGGTGAACATCTCAGTCAGAAGTGTGCTATCGCTCACTTTCGCTTCGAGTGCCTTGAACATTTTGTTTTCCACAGGCGAGCCTTGGATGTGGATAACTGTCACCTTGTCGGAGTCTTGACCCTTGCGATCAGCACGGGCAATACACTGGATGTACTGCTCAACGCTCATCAACGGGCCGTAGAACACCACGGTGTCGGCAGCAGTCAGGGTAATCCCGTGGGCAGTGGCTTGCGGCTGCATGACCAGCACCCTTGGCTCCGGGTTTGTTTGGAACCTGTGGATAATGTCGGCCCGCTTGGTCGCAGTCACACCGCCGTGGATGCACTCGTTGGCTATGCCCTTGGATGTCAGGTGCTTCTGGATGGTCTCGATGCTGGCGCGGAACAACGCGAACACGATGACCTTGCGGCTTGTCTCCTCCAGCACCTCTTCCAACACGCCCAGCCTTGGCGCAGCGTCAAACTCCACCACCTCCTTGGTGTCCGTCAGCGCAGCACCGCACGAGACTTGCAGCAGCTTACTCAGCATAGCAGCGGCATTGACCGCTGTGATGACCTCTCCCGCAGCCTGCACCAGCATCTGGTCTTTGAGCAGGTTGTAGTACTTGGCCTGCTGCGGTGTCAGCGGAACCTCACGCGTCATGGTGATGACGGGCGGCAAGTCAAGGCATTGGTCTTTGGAGAACCTGATCGCTGGTTGCAGTGCGTTGAACACTTTGTCCTTGGAGTCCTTGGACGGAGCCCACTTGTACATCGTGACCTTGTGCATCACCGAGTCACGCCAGCCTGTGAAGAACATCGGCACACCATCAGGGTTGACCAGCTTGGCCAGCCCGTACGCATCAGCAGGGGACTGCGATGCAGGCGTTCCCGTCATCATCCACAGGTGTGACGCTGGCGTCATGACAGACTTGAGTGTCTTCCAACGCTTGGTGGTCACGGTCTTGTAGGCGTTGGCCTCATCGACAATCACCAGATCAAAGCGGCCATCGTTCTTGATCTCATCCGCTATCAGGTTCAACCCATCGTAGTTGCAGATCACGAACTCATAGTCCTGCTGAATCATCTCGATGCGGCGTGATGCCTTGGCATGGTGCGCCACGATTGCTGATCTGTGGATGATGCTGTTGTTCAAGTCACTGAGCCATGCAGAGTGCATGATCGACAACGGGCACAGTATCAACACACGCCGCACAAAGCCAAGCGTCATCAAGTAGTCAGCAGCCCACAGCGCAGCAAGCGTCTTGCCTGTTCCGGGATCGTTGAAGCAGAACGCACGCCTGTGCATCGTAAGGAACGATGCTGTCTCGACTTGGTGCTCCATCGGTTTGTAACGACCGGGCCACTTGTAGCGGCGTGTGATCGGGGACTGAATATCTTTTACGCCGAGGTTCTTCAAAACGCGAGACTCTTCCAAGCCCCAGTACACCGCCACATCGTAGCCGCCGTCATCACGCTCGATAACTTTGTGCTTGGGAATGATGCGGTACTTCTCTGGGTTGCGCGTTCTGAAGACGACGGCTTTGTCGTCAATTATTTCCACTGCTCTCTCCTAGTTTTATTTGTCGCTCATGTTTGCTTTGGGGCTTCGCAGTCGGGTGTTGCCCGGCGTTGACTTGCCGCCTGCACGCAGGGGCTTGATGTGGTCGATGTGCTTGCCTGCTCGATCCACGCCCTCCTTGTCGTACTTACGACGCGCTCGCTGCCGCTCGACCTGATCGGCGGTCTCGCCGCTTGCTTTTTGCAACTTGTATGCATGTTTGAAATTTCTCTTTCCATTTACTTGTGTCATATCAATCTCGCTTCTTGTTGAACTCGCACGTCTTGACGACGCACCAACCACATAGTGGCGTGGGCTTTGGGTTCCACACGCCACTGTCCAGTGCCTGTTCGATGCGGGCGACACGTTCCCGATAATCCCACCAGTACTCCTCGGCCTCACCGCGCAAGAAGCTGGCCTTAACCAAGTCGTTCTTGACCACGAACAGCAACCCACCCAGCACCTTGCGAATGTGGGGGAAGTGCGCGAACACCATGAGCGCCATCAGCTTTAGCTGCTCCCGATCCGGGTACTTGTTGTTGCCAGTTTTATAGTCCACCACGTACGCTGTCAAGTTGTCATCGTCAATGATGAGCAGGTCGGCAATACCCCGGCACCACACATCCTTGGCCATGAACTCGCAGGGACTGAGGTCAGCGCGAATACCCATCTCGTGTTCGCACAGCTTGCGTCCGGGCTTAGCTATGAGAACGTCGAGCGTGTCCTTGATGAACGCAAACTGGGGTGGTAGCGGCTTGTCGTCCTTGATGTAGAACTCTGCCGCCTCGTGCAGCTCCTTGCCGTAGAGCGTTGCGTCAGTGTCCGTGAACGGGTAGTTCTTGAGCACCTTCACTTCGTGGTAACGGCGAGGGCAGCCCTCGTAGTCTTTGAGGGCAGAGTGTGACCATTTAACTGTCATGTGGGACCTTTGTGTTTTGGGCGATCCACTTCAAGTGTTCGCCCAGTTCGGTGTACTCTTTGATGGGTACTATCCGCGTTGAGAGCTGCATCTTCTCATCCATCTGCATGACCAGAACGCCTGTTCCGTAGATCATGGCGTTTTGCATCAGCTTGTCGAAGTCGTCATCCATATCAAAACCTCGCAGACGCAATAGCTTTGGCCAGACGGGCGCTGAACTCTTCGACAAAGTTCTCGTCGTTGTTCAGCTCGGTGCGGTCCATGCTCTCAAGGATGGCATGTGTCAGCTCGTGCCAGAACGTCTCGTGCAGAGCCGACAGCTTGAGTGGCACACCGTGGTATGACTTACGCGCCAGTGTGATGGTGCGCTTGGCATAGTGGACCTCGCCCATGTACATACGTTCGCGCATCGTGTCTGCGATGTCAACGCTGTACCAGTTGTTGCCCACCTTAACCTTCTTGGGTAGTGTTAGTTCTTTCATTTACTTTCTCCTGTTGTTAACCTTTTGCCAAACCATAACGGCGGTGCGCACCGACATCTGAGTTCAGAGGTACGCCCTGCATGTAGGACGGCACAGCAATCATCTGCTGCAACACCCACTCCTTGGCTCCCTCGACCTCATCGTCCGGCACGACACAGAGCAACTCATCATGCACTGTGCCTACCACGGGGTACTTCTTGGCAACCCGTAGCATTCCGTCTGTCATCACTACTCGCGCAGTTCCCTGCACGATATTGTTCGTTATCTTACCGGCATACAGCTTGGTTGGCGTGACGCCTTCCTCCCCGTAGACCCAATTACTTTGCTTCGTTTCTTTATCGACTAGCCTTCGCAAGTTGGGGTATTTGAGCGTCATGCCCGAGGGCAGAACGATCTCCTCCTTGCGGAAGGTGACGCATTTATACACCACCTCTTGGCCACCGTAAAGTGATTTCTCAAGCATGCTTGAGCACATGTCCCAGAAGCTGACAACGGGGTGCGCCGTCTCCCGGTAGATGTCGATGATCTTCTTTGCAGCTACGCAGTGGATCAGCAACTCGCGTTCCGTACAGGTGTGGGGAATCTCCCGGAGCTTCTTAACATTCTCGTCCCACCCAACGAAACGGTCGATGTAGGCGGCGTCCACACCGAGCTTCTTCGCAAACGATTTATCGTAGCGTACGGGAGGTGCGCCAAGGAATCCAACGAGAAGCTGGGCAGCGAAAGAAGCCCACCCAAGGCCGTACCCCGCGCCAAGGAGCGCCGACTTTGCAGACTGTCTAAGGTCTGGGTGACTTTCTTTTGAAAGGCCGGGTATACCGAACATCTGAGCACCGAAAGCGGCATAAGCGTCACTGCCAGAACGGAAGATGTCGAGCATATCTTCGTAATCCGCAAACCACGCCAGTACTCGCGGTTCAATTTGTGAAAGGTCCCCAACGACAAGCTGGTGCCCCATCGGTGCCATGATTGCTTTGCGTAGGAACGAACCTCGCTTGAGGTTTTGCATGTTGATGGCTGACCCCTTGGCGGCAGTCCAGCGACCCGTCGCCGCGCCATAGTAGCTAAGCGGAACCGGGAGCGGCCCCCTGCCCGAGATGTCAAGGAACCTCTGCGCACGAGTTCGCTCGGTCGTAGACTTAACCCGTAGACGCGCTTCACAAAGAAGGGCAACGTCTTCACGTTCACCGTTGAGCATCGCTTGAAATAGCGCGTCATTTTTTGCGAAAGCAAACGCCTCCTTCCCAGTGGTCTTGCTGATTTTCGTAGGGGGAGTGACGCCCATTGCAACAAGTACTTGCGCAAACTTGTCGTTCGACGCGAGTGCAGTCTCCTCCACGTCGAGCTTTTGTAAAAGACCTTCACGCTTTTCTCCTTCTTCTGTCAGTGCGTTGATGAGCATCTCGCGGTCCAGCACCAGCATGGCGTTGGTGTACATCTTGAGCGTCATGTCGATGAGGCGCAGCTCCTTGGCCGGATACTTCTTTACCAACCGGGTAAAGATTTCTTCACACAGGAACACGTCGTGCTTGCAGTACTCCGCAAGCTCGTGCTCTACCCCCGGGTCAAGCTCTTGCAGTCCGTCCGTGCTGTATACCGCTTGGCCTTTGGGCGGCAGACCGAAGTCCTGCGCCAGCTTCATCAAGCTGTTGCCAACCTCTACGCCGCGCACAGCACGGCCCATCGACAGTGTGTCGAAGATGAAGGCAGGCTTGACCCCGTAGCGCCAACTCAGTATCGACACGTCGAACTGGGCATTATGCGCAAGCAAAGCTGTTCTGCTCCAGTCGATGGAGGCAACGTACTCAGGCAGGTCTGCGTGGCTTACCCACACGATGGGGTCGGCGCTGCCGTACTCATGGAAGCAGAACCCAAACGCTTTGAAGCGCGGGTCGCGGACGTACTCTTCGTTGGTCATCTTGCTGAGTGTGTAGTCAGCTCTTGACCAGCGGGTTTCTGCATCGACTGTGATGATGCGGTCGTATGGTGCGCTCAATTAAACATCTCCTTGGGTGGTGCGTCGCGCATGGCGAGCGCTTGTACTGTGTCGTTGGCGTGCATGAGCATGTCTGCCATCTCCATCTCGTCTGCGCCAGCGGAAAACGTGAGCATTGACGCGCCAGTATCGAAAATGACAACGGCTTTGCGGCCCGAGTCTTTGAGGTAGCACTGCGCCAGCAGCATGATTAAGCGTGCGTAGTGATCGCGCAGCTCTTTGCTTGCGCCCTGCATCTGCTCAATGGTGGTGTCCCACTCTTCTTGGTTTACTTTATCCATAACAGTAACCTTTCTTCCAGTTCTTCCATAGTGTCTTCACGGGCCACGAACGTGAACCCACCAGCGTTACAGATCGCAATCAACTCACGCTCTTGCAGCGCAGTCGTCTTGCCTTTGCCAGCCTTGCACTCGATGGCGATGAAGCGCCCTTTGTAGCAGCCGATGAGGTCAGGGATGCCCGAGCGCCCCAGCCCCATGCCCGGAGGCATGAAGTGGTAGATGCCCAGCCTGTCCAGCAGCTTGCGCACAGCGTTCTTGACTTTCTTTTCTGGTGTGTCAGCCATGTCAGTACCCCTGAAACTCTTTGAGCTTTTGCATGTAGTGCTTGGCCTTGCCTGCGTCATCGCTGCCGTCCTTGCGCCCAGCACGCAGGCTGTACTTGATGATGTTGCCTTTGAGGAACCCTACGAACTCCTCGTCTGTCATCACGGCCTCCATGATGTGCCAAGGCTGGATGGGCATGTCCTTGTAGTGGTTGCCGCTGACTTGCACGTCATCGGCTGTGGTTCCGTTGCTGCCTTGGTTGAGCATAGAGTGCAGAACAATGCGATCCATCTCTTCTTCCTCCTCAGGCGTTAGGTCAAGACCCATCTGGTTCTCGGTTGGAATCGGTTTCATTTCAGTTTCTCCTTCGTTTGGTTTCAGGTCGTGGGCAATTTTCAGGGGGGATTACTACGCACCATATGGCGCTTGGCATTCCTTTGCCGCCGAAGCGGGTCCAGCGGTCAATGTAGGCGTCAGGCATGGTCTCCAGCATCCTGCGGACGTTGCTGGGTTCTCGGTCCACGGTGTTG